GGCGGCGATCAGGCGGGCGTTCGCTTCTTGCTGCGGTCCATAACCGCCGTCTGCTTTTGTTGGTCCGCAGGCTGCGACCTCCTGAATTAGCCCGCCGTCAATTCGCGCTTCGACATATCGCGTCAGCTTGCCTGTGGCATACCACGGCCCCGGCGTTGCTGCTTGCGCTAGTCGGCGCAGCTCGT